CTCGCCCCGCCTTTGAGGATGTTGATGAGGTCGCCCACCTTCTTGCCTAGCGACACCCCGAATTCCGTGGTCGAGAAGCTATTTTTGAGCAACACCAGTAGGTCGTTCATTGGCGTTGCCACCTGACTGACGAACCCAATGAAAAACCCGTTTAAGCGGTCTTTAAACGCCGAGAAATTACTAGTCATCACTGCCATCGTCCCTGCCCCTGCATTGATTGCGTCGGCGATTGATCCGTAGTCCGCTTTCGCCTCCTTAATTGCGCGCGCCGCTTCTTCTGGGGATGACCAAATCTCGGTGAGCTTCATCCCCTGATCACTCATCTGCTTCATCGCCCCGAGTGCCTCGTCTGCACTCATCCCGCTCTTTTCGAGTGCTTTAAGCCAGAGGAAATTCTCCCCTGTGGAAATGCCTTTAAATTTCTGCGCCGCTTGATAGGCGGAGTTGCCGAATGCCACCGCCCCGGCGATCCCATCGCTCAAGAATGATCCCAAACTTTTGAACGCCATCGCCACCGCCAGCACCCCGGCACTCGCCACAATCATTGCCGACGCGGCGATTGCCGCCCCTGCCACCACCGAGGTCGTGAATGCTTTGGATGCGGATTTGCTCGCCTCTAGTGCCGCCAGAAAAGGCGCGTTATTCAGTTCAAGAACTCCTGTTACTTTGGCGGCCATGATGTGGGTAAACTATAGCGGGGGAATGAGTTTCTGCAAAGCGTCCCGGTATCGAGACTCAAGGCGCGCGGCGGCGATATCCGCCGGGTGAACTTTCGCATCCACGATTTGAGCGTACCCCACCGAATCTTTGATGAAATACCTCAGTCCAGTCTTCGATTTCTCAAGCCTCCAAAATTTCCAGCCCTTTGCAAATGTGCCCCGCACCTTGATCCGCCGCTTCAACTCAGCTTCTTCCCTCTGATGCTGAGGGAGTTTTGTCCTCACCTTCCCTCGGTACTTTATCCGCCCTGCCAGAGACGCAAATTTGCTCCTGATCGCATCCTCCGTGGGGGCGGATTTCATTGCCACCTGCTTCGTGTTTTGGACGAAATATTTGCCGAATTTTTTGACCAGTGCCTCCGATTTTGTGGCGAGTTTTACCCGCGCGGCGGCGAGGGCGGTATCGAATGAGGAGGAGTCAAATGAGAGTTTCATAAGCCGTCAAATTCCTGCTCTTCGTTCACCGCGTCGCTTAACAACATCGTGGGGATGTTGTTCATTACATAAAGGGCGTGGATGTACGCCCATCCGCGCACCAGTGGTAACTCCCAGAGTATGTAGTGTTCGTCCCATCGAAAATACCGCGCTAGCGTAGTGACATAGGCGGCGCATGACGATGGGACTACCCGTTTGGGTCTGGGGTGAAGTCTAAGTTGTCGTTTTCTGAACGGGGTTTGACTGCGATGGTTTTGTTTTTCTCGGTCTGGGCGAGGATCGCTGAGACCGCCTCAAGTGCTTCCTTGCTATCGGTTTCTGAGTACTCCACGCGGTTGATCCAATCGCAGACGGCCTTGTCCCAGCGAGGAAGATTCCGCTTCGCCGCCAGAATCTCAGACTCCGAGCAGATGCACCCGTAGAGGAATCCCGCGACATCGATGATCTGCGGGTTGGCGAGGTCAACGAGGGAAAGGATGCACGCCCGGCGAGCGTAGGAGGGCGGTTTGATCACCACCCCTTTAAAGGTGATCTGATCGAGGGTGAGGAAGGATTCGTCGTCGAGGTAGGTTATGTCGGGTTGGTTCATTGGGTATGTCGTTAGCTATTGCGGAGCAGGGATTTGAAGTAATCCCTCGTCTTTTTTGAGGTTCGTTCGCCGATCAAAATCGTCTTGCTCCCGTGGGTTATGATCCGCATCGGCGGTACATCTTTCCTAATCCAGTTGAGAAGCACCTCCCTGTTGTCCAGCACCCCTTTCATCCAATAGATTGGGTTCTCTGGGTCGAGGGAAAAATCCGTCCAATCCTTTGATTTCTCGTAGGTTGTGACTGCGGTCATCAACTTCTTCTCTTCTTCGCCCCCGGCGACAATCTCGAACCAGAAGGTGTACGATTTGTTGTCTCGCCCGTCTGCGGTTTTGCTGATGACGCAGGTCACCGGGTCGTTGTGCCGGGTGTTGATCCCCAGCGAAATGAGGATCGCCGCGAGGCGGATATCGGCGGTCTGGAATACACCAGAGGAAGAGGTGATCATAGTATGTCGTGTGGTAAGTCTCAGGCGAAACGCCTGCCGAAATTAGGTGAGAATCAACGGGCGTTGGGTAGCGTTGACGCTGATTTTTTGCCAGTCGGTGTTGGTTTTCTGAATGTCGATATCGTCCGTGAGAATCAGTCCCGTGGTCACTCCGTTGCCCGAGGCGGTGTTGACGAGTGTCAGCACTGTGCCCACCGACGCGGTGGCGATCCCGCCTGCGCCGCCAGTCATCACCCCCGCCACCGAGTAGGATTTGGTGGGGTTGTAAAATGCGATGGCGACGAACTCGCCTGCCTCGTTCCTCACCTCGTTTTTTTCAATGGTGGTTTTTGCGCCAACAGTCTGGACGAGGATGCCCACTTCGGCAGACAATCCCCAAACGCACCCGGTAGTTCCTTTTGTGATTACAGCCATAAATAGTAGAGTATGAAGGTTAAGAGTGAGAGCAGGAGAATGAGCGAGAGAAGAGTGATTGCGTTAGCGATTAGCTACTTAGAATCCTACATTCACCCCCGCAGAGCGTCAAGGAGGGGTCTAGGTGTTGTCGCGCGGCATACAGTAGAGGCAGAGGTTCGTCTCGTAGACATAAGCCTTGTTTTCCGTGTCCACCTCCATCCGCCCACTCTCCTCCACGAATCCGTGGCAATGAAAATTCAGCACAGAACTGAGCAGGGTTGTCGGGGTGGTGGTGATGAAATTCATCACCCGCTGAATTGCGTCGGTACGCTGATCGGTCGAGGTTTCTTTGATGTGACTCTTGAAAGTGAGCATCACCTCCACCTTGTAAATCCCGCTGTTCGGGGTGATTTCCTCGGTCGCATTTGTGGCGTGGATGATGAGAAATGGCATCGGTTCTTTGACCAGCGATTCATCCGAAATGTACACCTGTCCCTCGATGATGCTCCCATCAAGGTAGGGGAGGAGGATTGAGTAAATCGCGTTTTCAGCGGCGACGAGGATGGAGTTCGTGTTCATTTTTTACGCGCCTTTCACAGTCAGGGTAAGGGATGATCCATCTGCCGAGGTCACCGAGGCGATGACGATTTTTTTGCGATTGATCACTCCTCCTACAACCGCTGGGTTCGGGTCTTGCATGGTAATAATTGATCCTAGTTGGAGGGAGGGTAAATCGGCGGTCTTGAAAATTACCTGCAAGTTGTTGCCCACCATCGCGCCGCCCAGTTCATCCACCTCCTCCTCTGCATTGTCATTCGTCAGCACAGTGTAGGTACGAGTGTCCCCGTTGATCGTGATTAAGCAGGTAGTGGGGAGGTCGTAGGTGAATAACGACGCAAAATCGGCGGCGAGGGCGAGTTGGAGTGCGGATGCCATAGGGAAGATTCTAGCAGGCAGGCGGTTCGATGTAAATTGGCAGAAAGTAAACCAGTGCCACCTCTTCCGGGGTGGGGAATAAACTTTCAAAAGTGGTGGTGGTGGAGGATGTGCATCCACTCGCCTTCCCTCGCTCATAAATCACCGAGTCCCACCCCTCCAGAGGGAATGCATTGTCAGGGGTCGAGGTGGTCTTGAGTGCCATCCGAATCCCCCACCAGATGCGGAGTGGATCGCGCTCCAATTTCATCCCCGCGAAAAATTTGCGGTCTGCCTCTGGAATCTCTCCCTTGATCAAGAACACCACCTCCACCGCCTCCGGGGTGGTTGCCGACGCGTACCACCCGTCGCGCAAGGATAGCAGGTCGTGGGGTGGAGGCGGGGGCGTCTCGGCGGTGTAATCGACCAGCAGGGAAATGGTGATCGTCGGGGTCATGTCGTTGGTTCGTCCTTCCCAAAATCCCTCGATCCCCTCCCGACGATACTCCCGCTCGTACTCGTAGGTGTCGAGCGAGTTGAGGCGCATCACCTGCATCATCAGTTCGTTCCCGCGCCACCCATACCACCCGTTGTTCTGACTCCAATACATCCGCCGGGGGCGAGGGGTAGCCGCCATTAGTCTGACCATCGCCAGTGCCCTTTCTGGGTCACTGTCGGTGATGGCGTAGCAGGTGAGTAGTGCAAGTGCCTCCCGGCGGTCTGGTTGAAGCGCGAATGCCTTCGCGGCGAAATCCTTGCACTCCTCCGTTCCCAAACTCTGGGCGATATTCAGATTCATCTCGTACCTCTCGACCAGTCCCAACTCGGGGATCGCCGCCAGTCCCGCTTTGCAGAGCGCAATCGTCTCCTTCCTGCGCCCCGCCTCAAACGCCTCCTGCTGAAGGTAGAAATAATTCCTCCCGCTACTCTCGTTGATCCCCCTGAGGATAGTCTCGTTCCGCGTTTTCCCACCCCGCTTGCTTTGGAGCGGGGAGTGAATGATTGCCGGGGTCATCGAGGAGCGGTAGCGAGTGTCTGATGTGAATGCGAGTTGCTCGTGGATCGCGTGATTCCAGTGGGAGTTTACGCGCCTGTGAACGATCCGTTCCCGCATCACCTGCTGGTTGATTTTCCCCGCCACCACTCGCACATTGTAGGGGAGAATATGCAGGTCAACTTTGTCGCTCCGCTCCTCCATCAGGTAGCGGATTTGAGAGAGGAAATCCGCGTCCACAGTGTCGTCCGCGTCCGCCCACATCACCCACTCCAGATCAGGAAGGGAGTCGTGAAAATATTGCCACCCAACCTGCCGCGCCCCCCCGAAATCGTCGATGTGCGGGTACTCAGCGCATCGAGCGGAGTTGTGGTAGTGGAGAATGGTAAAGGGGATTCCCTGTGCCTCGCAGGCGGCGGTGATAAGACTCTCGGTAGCGTCGGGTGGAGTTGCCCCGGTAGCGATGGTGAAAACCATATGCTGACAACACCCGGCGAACGCGGTGATAAATCGCTCGATCACCTCCTCCTCGTTCCCCACGATTACAGAGAGGCAAATCGAGGGCGGGGATGGTGGCATTGATTCGGTGGGAGGATCGTCGCTAGGTGGCAATGTGAGCAAATCAGCAGTCATCTGGGGAGATTACTGGCCGTTGTTGGCGAAGTCTAACGGGTATCTGCCCAACAAAAACCCCGCTCCCTTGTGAGGAGCGGGGTGAGTTTAGGCGATTGCCTTGTGCTTCTCCATTACCGCCAGCAGTTTCTCTGCCTTTTTCAAAGCCTTCCGCAGACTCGGTGTGTATCGCGGGTCGCAGTCCGCATTTACATGGACGTATCCTTTGTACAGGTTTGCGATCACCCAATAATGCAGTCCGTGTTCATCGTAGTCTTTGGGATTATCCGTTTTGAACATCCGATTTGCGCCGAGGGTAATCTCGATTCCTCCCTTTCGGTATGTCCACTGCGGGTCGCCACTCGGAGATTCTGTGAGATTCCATCGAATCCGCGAATATCGCCTAACCAACGAGTTCAACGAACTCGCCTCCTGATTGCTGTTATCGTTTTCATTTTTCATAGAGTCTGTGTTTCAAGTTTAGGTTTCTGCCAGTGAGTTACTGCCGCGTCGGCGAGCGATGGCAAGGATGCGGATTGCCATCGCCCGGCGAGTTGCGGTGGGGATGCGGTGATCCTCGTAGAGGGCGAGGTCATTGGCGGCGGTGGCGGCGGCGAATGCTTTACAGGGGTCGCAGATCATCGTCTCTCGCTCCTTCTTGCCTCCGCATGGACAGGTTGTGGATTCGTAGCTCATAGGGTCAGGAGTTTAGGAATGAAGGAGTGCCTGCGCCGCTTTGTTCCGCTCGCAGGAATCATCCGATTCCCGCGCAATTTTCAAGAGGGATTCCCGTGCGATAAACTCGCTCAGGGATGATGAGGTTGATTCGATCATCCCTTCAAATGCGAGGGTAAGCGTGTAGTCGCTTGTGAGGGTAGTCGATGTTCCGTTGATGGTTTTTACTGTGGTTGTTTTCATAGGATTTTAGGTTGTTGGTTGCACCTCAAAACCCCGCCCTTTTTGAGGGCGGGGTGAGGGGTGAGGGGGATTAACCGCGCACTCCGCGATCCGCAAAGAATTTCTTTGTGGCTGGGTGGAGCAGACATTCGCAAAGGTTGCACTCAATATTTGAAATCATCGCCTCCCAGTATTGTGGAGAGTCTGGAGCAACATAGGTAATCACATTGTCGTGGGCAGAACCCACTAACATAAATGGGGTGTACTCATCGCCACTTACCTCCCAGCGCATCGTTTCGTTTGCCTCGCTAATCACTTTCTTAATTTCGTTTGTTGTCATGTGAGGAGATTCCTCCACTTCTCATCATCCGTCAAGGATTTATTTTAAAGAAATCTTTCCACAGGAAATCTCTCACCCCTTAACTCTCTGCAATTAAGCATCTTACGCCCACAAAACTTTTTCAATTTTCCCAACAAAAACCCCGCTACCTTTCGGTAGCGGGGTGATCGTCTGGCAGTTGCCTGCCAGCAGGGTTGACTAGGCGTAGCTAGTTGTGATGAGCGTCCCGGCGGACGAATCGATGATTTTCTCGGCGACAGTTTGGCGAACGCGGATGACATTGGATCGGCGTTCGTCAGAGCGGTAAGTCTCTGGGGTATAGAGTCCTACGGAATCTTTGCCCCACGAAATTGTGCGTCCTACGCCCCCGGCAGTGTACTCTCCGCCCGACACTTGCCCTACGAAAATGTAGGTGGGTGGGAAGACGAACGAACCACTGTAAGCGGCGGCTTTGTTGGCGGTGTTGTAGGGAGCTTTCGCCACAAACAAATGCTCCACTCCGAGGACATTTGCAATGTCCTGCTCAGAGGGAAGCATCCGTTGACCAGCATTCCGAGGAACGACACCGAACACCTGATTTTGCAGGAAGGTGGTTCGGCGAATGCGATTAAACACATCCTGATTCATCACAATTGCATTGGGGATAATGCCGCGCTTGAGGAGGAGAGTTTTCGCGTTATCGATGTCATTTGGGACATCGATAGTTGCGAGGTTTCCAGAGGTGTAAGATGCGGTGGGCGAAGCACCTGCACCAAAGGTAGTGGTGTTGAAGATCGCCGCCGCCACCCGCGCTTCGTAACTAATCTTCAGCGAACGCTCGAGCAACATTGCTTCGGTCGCTTCCAAATTCATGAAACGCTCCACCTCAGCTTCGTAGGAGTCGTCAACGACAGACTCCAGACCATACTCCTGACAGTCGTAGGTGTCGGTATCGAAGCGGCGATTCACCCGGTTGTACCCAGCCCCACCTTCGCGAGGAAGTGCGTCGGCGTTGAGGAGTTCGGCGTTGGCGAGATTCGCCTTCATGTAGATGCCCCGGCGAGCGTCTTCCACCTTTGGAGGGAGAATCAGATCACCAATGAAGAGCTTGTTGAAATCGGCGTTCGCTTGCTGGACGAGGGCGTAAATATCCGCTCTAGGCGTCGCCTGTGCATTTGTGTACGGCATAAGGAGTTACAGGTATTGGGTTGAGTTTTGGGTTGGTTGATTAGGTGACGATCCGTCCCGTAGGGGCGAGGAGGATTTCGGCAACATTGCCTGCCGCCGCTCCGACAGTGCCGAGTGCAACACCGAGGCGAGGGAAGGTAGTGGCGGTGTAGACTCCGAGGTAACCATTGGTGACCACTGCGTACGGACTCCCAGCAGTAATCGCGGCGGCGGAAGTGAACGCGCAGAGGAACGATCCTGCACCCGTCCAGAGTTTCACCTGAGCGTAGCCAGCGTCCGCAACATCTTGCTGGAGAACGCCGATGCCTTGTGCCACTCCGCCTGCGGCGGCCTTGATCGTGCCATCCGTTTGGATGTCCACGACGATGAATGCGCTCAGTGCGCCAGAAGATTGGAAGGTTCGGAAACCATTGTCGTTTTGAGTACTCATAGTTTTAAGTTGTTGAAATCTAGTTGGTTGGGGTTATCGGACGTTGCGAGATTGAGCGTATTCCTTCGGGTGATTTTTGATCGAGAAAAGCATGGCGGCGGTTGCGTCCCCGTTCATCCGCTTCGTCTCGTCACCAACGATTTCGGCGAAGGTACGCGCCTTTGGGGTGGAGGATGGGTATCCACTAGAGGGGAGGACGACTCCCATTTTTCCGCTGAGGTGGCGGATGGCAATTTCTGCGCCGAGGCGCGCCGCCTTAGTCAGTGCCTTTTCTGCCTCCGCTTCTTCAGGAGTGTCCTTGTCGATGACCAGCACCCCGTCCTCCATGTTTGAGGTTTTGACGAGCGGGTCGACAGTGATCGGTTGACCTGTAGGAGGAGTGCCGGGAGCGGTATCATTCACCTCCTGCATCGATGTTTTGAAGTCGGTGTAGTCCGCCATGTGATCAGCGAATGCCTTGAGCAACTGCGCCAAATCGGCGGGTTCATCTTTTTTGATTACGGGGTCTTCCGTTGGGAGAATTTCGGGGATTGCAGATTCGAATTTTTTCATAAATTGTGTTACAGAAGTCTTTGAACTTGATGGGTTAATCTTAGCGGATGAGTGGGTTGCGTCAAGTGGGGTGGGGATGGAGAACAGGGATGCGTTGGCGGCGGGATCGCTGACGAGGGCGGCGGTCAGCACCTCAGTGCATCGAGCATAGCAAACTTTTTCCATTGGGTCTTCTTGATCCACTCCCAAAAATTCCAGAGAAATCCCCATGTGCTGTGGGTTTTTCTCGGCGATTTCAAAGATGCGTTGTGCCTCGGGTTCGGCGTCGTAGATGTGGAGATTGGCGGTCACCTTGTCGCCCCCTAATCCAAATCCATCGACGAATCCAATGGTCGAAAGAATCCCGCTCCCGTGGTCAAGCTTGACCTTCACCGATCCCATTTGGCAACAGCAGTCGTACACCTCTTGCAGGGTGGTCTGATCGACGAGGAGTCTCAGTCCTGACTCGGTAGATCGATGGCCTCGCGCCTCGCCAATGGTGATTAGACTCACTCCAGAAATTGTCCCTGCGTCCGCGTCGATGGTTGGTGGGTTCATATCGTATTTTGAGAGTTTTTCGCCTGACTGAATTTTCTCTGCCTGCCTGTCAAACCAATCCCGCGCGGGTTGAGGATCGAGAGGGTCAATCCCCCAGAGGAAATGCGCCACCGCCCCGGCGGCGGGGTAGTCGGGGTCTTTTGGGTTGGAGTTGTTGGGTGATTCCAAATCCACCTTGTGTCTTGCACCCCATGCACTTGCCTTGATTATTTTCTCATCGCTCACCTCTCCCGCCGCCATCTTCCGCGCGGCGGCTTTCGTCCCCTCAGTCAGACCATCACCCCCCTTGCCTTCCCTGAGCAGTTCTAGCCCCCTTTCTGCCGCGTCACTGATGTATTGAGGGGGTTTCATTTCCCCTCCCTTTCTTTATTGAGTCTTGCTTCCACCTCGTTGAGCAGTTGAGTGCGAGTCTTCTTCTCGTCGTAAATCGTGTAGGCGGCGGCAACTGCCTGATCGTGAGGGAGTTTGTCGAGCAGTAACCCAACGAGTTCGCGAAGGGTGGCGGCGCGCAATTGTGAGGGAGTGACAGAAGCAAACTCGCTGAGGGTTGCGGTCGCCTCCGCCGCGTCGGCAGGGGGCGGAACAGTGACTGAGGTAGACTCGGTCGCGGAGGTGGGTTTCGCCATCCCTGCGCCGAAAACTTCCTCCACCGAAAACCCGGCGGCGAGTGCTTTGTCCCGCTTGATTTTCGCCCACCTCACCATATCGTCCGCCACCTTTTCGGGGTCTTGTGCGTCCTCACTCCAGTAGCTCATCGGGTTGAGTAACCCACTCTGGAACAGGTTGATATTGCTACTCGATTCCTTGCCGATATCAGGTTGCGGATGGGGTCGATAAGACCACCGACCACGGGTGATTCTGTTGGTGGTCGATACCGGGAAAATTCCTTTGCTGATCGCATCAATGAGGGCCGCGTTCTTCATGCGGTGGGCGAGGGGTTCTAAAACTTTTTGCCCACGGGTAAATTCTGCCTTCGCCTGCTCGCTCTCAAGTCTGCTACTCACTCCACCGAGTTGAGTTGCGTCGAGTCCGAATGAATAGGGGAGGTTGTACGACATACAGGTCAACTTCAGCATCAGGGTGATGAGAAATTGCGTCTCGGGTGAGGGCGAAGAAGTGTCTGGGAATTTGATATCCATCCCCTCGGTGAGGTGGTTGATCTGCCCATACTGAATGTCCTGCGCCATCGCTCCCTGCTGGTTGGCGAATTGGGTGGATGCATACCCATCCATTGCCCCGCTCCCCACAGATGCGCCTGTGGAGTTTGTGAAGATGGTTAAAGCACTGGCGAGCTTCGCCTTGCCTTTGGAGAACTCCAAAATCTCATACAAGTCCCGCAGTGCCGATACTGCGGTATCGAGTTTGCTCACCCCTCGGTACGCATCGATTTGCATTGGGTCGAGGTAGTGAACGAACTGATGAGCAGGGACATCAACCGGGTCAGTGTATTGCCCTGCCGCCATCCCCCGGCGGAATACCCGGTACGCTACTGGTTCACCATATTTCCCTAGGAGAATCCCGGCAATGTAATCCTCACTCACCACATTCTGATACACCCCACCGAGGCGGTCACTCTCCACCGCCTGTAGCTTGAGCGGGAGTTTGACGAGGTCGTCAAAACTCATCCCCGCCTCGCTCGTTGGGCGCACAAATGCCCACCCGTAATCTCCACCCCTGTTCATCCCCAACACCCCGAATTCCAACATTCGGAAAAAGTCGCACCGATTGCTCAGATCACAGTTTGGAAACCACTCGTTGTTGAGGTACTCCTCCACCTCAGTATCAAGGATGTGATCCCCGCTCTGCGAGTGGTACGCCTGCGGGGTGACGAACATTGCGTACTTGCGGTTGAGCGTCTTCGCGGCGGCGAAATTGTTTTCGAGGTCAGTTGCTTCCCTCAATAATTGGAGTCGATCCCGCTGAACTTGATAGCTATTTGGGGCGATTTGAGCGGGGGCGTTCGCTCGGCGGTTGGTGAAGGATGCCCCATCGTATTTGAATTTGTGGAGTGCCTCCCGCGCCTCTAATCGGCGGATTCCTGCGGTGGGTGATGCCCACCCGATTAGAGAGTCTAGCAGTGTCGATTTTGTCGCCATATGTCGTTATTGGAATCCGCTCCCTCGCCCGATAGAGGGGTTAAAATTTGCTCTCACATTCATCGAGGTCGTCCCGCTTAATCGAGCGGCGGCGAAGTTCGCCTCTAGCAAAAGTTGCTGTGCGTCGGCGATTGAGGGGAATCCAAAACTCCTCCCGGCGATGGAGTAATTCACCCCACGCACATTGTTCGCGAGGATGCAGGCGAGTGCCGCGCTCCGCACCGAGGTTAACTCTGCACTGGTCAGCCCAACGAGTGTTCCTTTTACAGCCATAGACCATCATTCTAGCCAGACTCCTCCACCCCATCAAGTGGAGGGGGTTCGGTGGTTGCGTCCGATAAACTCTCTCCACTGAGGAGGATACCCCTTAGCCGGGGATCGAGGAGCGCACCCACAATCGTCATCTGATCGCAGTCTAATAAGTGGTTCGCCTTTTTGTGCGCCACCTTCCACCGCCACCGCTTGTTCCCGGCCTTGTCCACCTCCTGCCGCTTGAATTCCACCGAGGTCTGTTGTTGGTATTCGTTGCTCACATCCTGCGGGACAGTGAGTCGGTAACTGCTCATCCCACCTCTCATTCGGTGGTACATATTTTTTATGGGTTCATTGCACCAAAAATAGTAACGCGCCTGCCGAATCTGCCCCGATTTGCCCAGTCCGCTGTGTCCAATGTTGACTGAGGAAAACGGGTATTTCCTCACCACCCGTTGCCCGTTGAAAAGTTCGTGGTGAGGGAAATCCCGGCGGTTCGTGGTGTCACCCCAGAGTCCCTGCCACCCGTATCGGACGCACACCTCCTGCACGGCCTGAGTGTCGTAGGCGATATCGACCAGCACCCGAATGGGTTCGACTCCCAGTTGAATCCGCAACTCCTCCAACTCCTCCCAACTGACAATCCGCCCCTCATCAATCACCCGGCTTTCAGAATGACCAAATGCCCGACAGACATACCACCTGTGCGCCCCCTCGCCTTTGGACGCGCGTCCCGCCTGATTGTCGATGCATAGGAATCGCCCCACCTCGCCATCGAATAAATCCCTCTTCAAGTACCCGCCCTTGATCCGTTCAAACTCCACCTGACTAGCATCGTCACTCGGCGATTCATCCCACGCCAACGCCCTGCGCTTTTGAATGTAGTCGCGAAGGGGTTCGATGCTCCCGCCTTTCGCCGCGCGGGATGCCTTGATCTTTTCCATCAGGATGCTTCCCAAATCAAAATAATGGATGGCGGTTGCCTCCCAGTGAAAGCTTCGGTGATGCGCCGGGGCGGAAAGGTTCGTCCGCACGAATCGCCCCCTGAGTGCCTGTGATCGTCGAGCAGACTCAGATGCGTCCCAGTCAGTTCCGCAGTGGAGGCAGTTGTATACGACGAGGGGGAGAATCGCAGACCATAGCCACTCCCCCGACTCGGTGATTGTCTGTTCGTTCCGAGGAAATCTCAACCTGTCTTTGTCGTCGGTCATCCGCTGGAATTGGTTGCACGCCGGGCAAGGTACTTCCCACTCCTCGCAACTCCCACTGAGGAACGCGGTGTCAGACTCGTCGCCCAACACGCTCCCCGTCGAGAGGGTGAGGATTTTGGAGTTTCTCACTCCCTCCACCCGCTTTTCAAATGCTGACATGATGCCGGGGCGATACATATGGGGTTCATCCATCGTGAGATATTTCACGCGCTTGCTCTGGGCGTTGCTCAAGTTCGCCCCCACGCAGTAAAAACTCATGCTCGGTAGCACGATCTTTTGCACCCGTTGCTTGTGCCTGTCGTTGGGCATTTTTCGGTTGAGAAATTCGTTCTCCTTGAGCATCGGGGCGATCCGATCCTCCAGCCAATCCGCCGCGTCGGGGTCACTCTGCGCCACCATATAGTACATCCCCGCGTCGCATTCGATGCACCACGCTAAGTGCATTTCGGCGATCAGGGATTTGGCACTCCCTGCCGATCCCCGCACATCCACTCGGCGAATGGACGGGTCACTCATCGCCCGGAGTGGCTCAAGCAACCACGGGGATTCCTCGGCGATATAGACGGGGTAGCGGGTCGAGGATGGGATGCGGAGTGCCCCATTAAAGCGATCCACGATAGTCCCCTCAAATTTCTCAGGGATTGCAGAGTCCCAGATTTTTGCGAGCCACTCAATATCGACCGCACTCATTTCATCGCCGCCTTTGCGGTGGACACTCGTACCTTCTCCTTCTCTGCCTTCACCTTCCGCCAGTGGGGTTTCTCGGGTGGGGTGGAATCCGCGGTGGGGGTAAGTGCCACCTCAAAACTCTTGCTCAGGTAGTGCCTCATCTCTTTGCAGATGGCAGTGTACAGGGGAGCGTCGAGGGATTTGTCAAGGATCGTGAATAGCTGAGTGATGTGGGTCGCCCACTCGCTCGCCACCAGATCGCGGTCGATCACTTTGCCCCGCGCGCGGTCGAGTTCCAGTTCCGCTTTCAAGGTGATCGCGGCGAGTTTTCTGCTCTCCATCTCCGCGTCGCTCACCACCAGATTGCCGGGAGTCGGCGAGTCTGATTGCGGTCGATTCCCCTCCACTTTTTTTCGCCACCCCTTCGGTCTGCCTGCGGTTTTTTTTGCTGGATGCATTCACCGACGCTAGACCATCGCGCTGGCGTTGGCAAATCGCCAGCAGAGTATGGGAATTATTGCGGAGTACCCATCATGGGAGATAGAGACAACCACGCTGAACCT